TGCGCATCCTCGCCGCGGCCGACGAAGGGCTGCGCCAGCGCATGGTGCAATTCCAGGCCGAGCTCGAGCAGTCGGTGCTGGCCAAGGACAGGGCACTGCGCGCTACGCTTGCGGTTACTAATCATTAGTCGCAGCCACGTCGCCCCCCTCTGGTCCTGCCGGGCGGGGGCCTTCTTGCGTGTCCAGAGTCCACCAGACCGGCGTACCGGTGAGCACTTTGATCCGCTTGGCGACTGCGACGACATCGGTCACCTTGTTGCGGTCCGATTCCCACGCACCGTAGGTGTCGTCAGCAACACCGAGCGCTCTAGCAAACTGCGCCTGCGTCATCTTCGCGCGTCGGCGGATCTTCCGTAGACGGTCCCCCATCGTCCACTCAGGGGCAAACCCGCTGTCGTGCATGGCTTGTGTAGTCATGCACGGATCATGGCATACCGATTCAAACCGTGTCAACGGTACCCACGACACGGATTCGTACGGCGATTCACTTGACACGATACGGGTACGTGTGGATTAGTTGCCCGCATGCCCGATACGGATACGTACGCTACATCCGGAAGCGAACTGGTTTCCGCCGGAGAAGCGGTCCGACTGCTTCCGATCTCGCGATCGACGTTGCTCCGCGCTGAGCGTGCTGGGTACATCATTCCGCTCCGTACTCCTGGCGGCCATCGGCGGTACCGCCGCGCCGACGTCGAGGGGCTGATCGCCGAGCGCACCGAGGCGGCGACGGCATGAGTCCACAGACGGGCATCCTCGCCATGCTCCGCGCGAAGCGAGCCGACGCCGAAGAGAAGCTCGCCATCGTGCTGGCCATCGTCAACGCCAACCACCAGGAAGTCCGCTGCGACTGCGCAACCTGCATCTACCTCGACGTCGGCGACGAGCCCTTCCATGAGACCGTCTGCGATTACTGCCGTACGTCCTACCCGTGCGCCGAGGTCGAGCAGCTCAGGTCCGTCCTCGACGAGCCGCTTGAGGTGCTGGGCCGATGACCGCCGAGAAGAGCGTGCTGAGCAAGCACCAGTGCCGCTGTGCCGAGTGCGCGGCGGAACGCACCACGAAACAGCAGCGGGAACAGGCGCGGCGCCTCGCCGGGCGGGAGCTGATCGCCGGTCGGCTGGTGCATCCGCTGGCCGTGCACGGCACCACGGGCGCCTACACGCACTGGGGTTGCCGGTGCCCCCAGTGCCGCGAGGCGGCGATGGATGCCCAGCGCGTCAAGCGGGAGCGTGCCTCATGAGGGCCACCGACCCACCAATCCGCATGACCCACACAAAAAGCCCCCGGTGCGTGAACACCGAGGGCACGACCACAAGGGAGAACAGCCCGTGATCAACACAGAGAATAACCCACCCGTCCACCAGCCCCGTGAACAAGCCTGCCCCTGTCGCCTCTGCGGCTTGCGCGTCACTGGCCGCCGGGTCGAGCCGCGCACGATGACCTGGAATGTCTCTGGACTCTGCGACCGCCACGAGGCGCAGCGTGCGGAGGTGGCCGCATGAGCGCCGCCACGGACGACTTGCGTTTCCTGCCCGCCCATGCGGCCGACCTGATTGACCGGGTTGGCTGGACGCAGGGCACCGAACGTGACGACGCGGGCCGCGTCTGCCTCACAGGGGCACTCAGGTATTGCAATCCGCAACCTGGCGACTGGCTCATCGCCCGCGAGGTGTTCCGGGCCAAGCATCGTGCGGAGGGCTGGAACGACGCCAGTGAGCGCACGTGCGACGAGGTGGTCGAGCTGCTCCGTTCGACGGAGATCACCGACGCCGAGCTGGCGCAGACGTTCGGCCCGTCATGGGAGACCGTTGTGCAGCTGGTTCACACGGCCGCGACAATCACATCCGAACAGGTGATTGATCTGGATGCGGCGTGGGATGCGGCGTGGGGTGCGGCGTGGGATGCGGCGCGGGGTGCGGCGTGGGATGCGGCGTGGGATGCGGCGTGGGATGCGGCGTGGGATGCGGCGCGGGATGCGGCGCGGGATGCGGCGCGGGGTGCGGCGCGGGGTGCGGCGCGGGGTGCGGCGACCCGCGACCTCATCGGTCAGCACGGCTACACCCAGGCGCACTACGACACGCTGACGAGACCGTGGCGCGAAGTGGTCGGGCGGCTGCACCCGGATGACGCGGACCTGCGGGTCGCAGCAGAGGCGACTGCGTGATGGCACCTCGCAACAGCACCCCGCAGCCCATCCCCGACGCGCGGCCGGTGGGTGTGATCTGGCTCGTCGTCCACAAGGCGCCGAACCGCCGCAACCGCCGGCATGTCAGGCCTGAGCGCTCGGGCCCAACCTTCTACATCCCCAAGGCCCAGCAGCAGCCAGCCGCGAACCGGCCAGTCGTGCGAAAGAAGGCCACCGCATGAGCGCCTACGACGACGCACAACGGCGTCATCCGTCCCAGTGGCCGGCCACCCCTTGCTCCACCGACTTCACCCACGCCGACGAGCTCGAAGCGTGGGCCGAGTGGTTCGCCGAGTTCGGCCACGAGGTGGAGATACCGCCTGCGCCCCTACCGACGCGCCGATCCAATGTGCTCAGGACCGTGGCCGTGTGCCTGGTGGTCGAGTCCCTGATCATCCTCGGCATCTTGGCGGTGGTCTACCGATGACCATGTACCGCCTCACCTGGTACATCTGGCGTACCCGCCGCCGCGAAGGTGTGCGCCTGTCTTGGGCGAAAGCGCGGGAGTGCGCAGCTATCGGCCAGTACCTGGCGCTTGCCTGCGAGGCGGCGGTATGACCGCCCGGGCGTACGTCGACGGCGACCTGGAGATCACCAACCTGTGCCGTGATCGGGTCATGTACCCGCCCAGCGTCGAGCGTTCGTATTGGCTCGCCACCGGCGTCGAAGATGCGTACGACTACTGGCTGACCGACGACGAGATCACCGTGCAGGCGTACGTGCCGCACTCCGTCTGCGACGACTGCAACCGCGAGGCGCTGCCCAACAACGACCTCTGCGAGGTGCACGCCGACGAGGTGGCCGGCACGGATTACGCCTACGAGGCGTGGCTCTCGGAGAAGCTGGGGTGCCTCTAGTGATCCCCCTCGAAGCTCAGCTGATGGCCGCCATCGACGCATGGTTGACGCGCCACCCCCACCTGTCCGCCGTGCTCGGCGTCGGCGGTCTGTGGCTGATCATCTTCCTGTTCTTCGCAGCCATTGCGTTCGGCCGGTGAGCGCGGTGAAGATCCAGTGGGCCACCCGACGTCTCGATGACGCCCTGTTCTCGAGGATCGTTCGTCTGCCGCGCGAGGACGGGCAGTGGTCCGAGCCGACGCGCCTCGTCGCGGTGTGCACGTACTGGGGTGGCCGAATCACGGTTACGCACTGCAGCCACGGCGGGACCGTCACCGAGTCACTGCCCGCCGAGCTGGCGCAGCGTGGCGCCCTTGTCGAGGTGACGGCATGACCAGTCCAATCGAGCCGAGCGCTGACCTACGGCAGATGGCGTCCGCGACGCACCAGATCTACATCGCCTTGACGAACGAGGGCTTCACTGAACAGCAGGCACTCATCATCGTCGGTCAGATCATTTCCGCTTCCAGTGGTGGTTCCAAGTGACCGCGCCGCGGGTGCTCGCCCAGCTTGACCTGGACTGGGACTCCTGGACCTTCGACCGCTGCATCGTCTGTGGTGAGCCAGCTCGCTTTCACGGCTACGTACGCACCTACGGGCCTGCGATGGGGGGCGTCCTGGGCTACCGCACTACGTGGGTGCGTGCCGGGTGGTGCGCGGCCGCGAAGTGCGAGGCAGACCGCATAGACACCACCCCCTACGTGCCCCGCGAACGAGCCGACGAGATCGCAGTCAACCTCGCGGCCGCCGTGCACCGGGCCGAGCGGGAGGCACGCGAATGAGCGCGCCGACCGTGGGCCAGCGCATCACCTGGCGCCACTGGACGCCAGGTGATCCTCGCGGCACGAAGCGCAACGGCACCATGCTCACCCCCGCTCTCTGGTCGGGAACGTGGTGGGTTCACGTGGACGGGCCGCTGGAGGGTGCTGAGGACATCTACGACTGTGCGCTCGTGCGTTGGGATGGCGTCACGCTCGACTGGACGGCCGACCCCGATACCTACGAGTACGAGCAAGCCCGCGCCCTGATGGCGCTACGTGCGGCGGGGATGGCCCCATGAACGCGCCGACACTGCTCCCCTCCGACCGCCAGCAACGCGGGGCCCTGTGCGAGAACAGTGCCCAGCGCGGCCTGGAAGCCGTCACCATGGTGCGCGACGAAGATCCGGCCTCGGTGTGGCGGTGGCTGGACACCTTCTCCCGTACCGAGCTGCACGTCATGTGCATCGCCCTGGCCGCGATGATCTCCGACCAGTCCAACCCGCGCGAGCTGCTCGGCTGGACGTACAGGCTCGTGGACGGAGCGACGTCATGATCGCCGACTTCGGGATTCCTCCAGGCTGCGAGGGTGGCGTGTCCGGACACTGCGGTGCCGGCCACCACGGGCAGTGCGCTCACCGGCTCGGCGGTCTCCAGCAGCACGGCTCGTGGGCGCCGGAGTGCTACGTGAGCATCGGCCTCGGCGGCGGCGTGCCGCAGTCGCTGCCGATGGTGGTGCGCCCGTCGCACGTGTGGCGCTGCGCGTGCGACTGCCACCGTCATGCCGAGCCGACCGACCTGCTCGAGCTGCTGTCGCTGGGTGGTGCCGCATGAGCATCTACTACACCGACGAGCACGTCATCCTCTACCACGGGGACTGGCGTGAGCTAATCCCCGACGACCTGACAACGGACCTGATCGTCGCGGACCCGCCTTACGGTGAAACCTCGCTCGAGTGGGATGTGTGGCCGTTGGGCTGGCCGTCCCTGGCCGCTCGCCATGCCCGGTCGATGTGGTGCTTCGGGTCGATGCGCATGTTCCTCAACCAACGTGACGACTTCGCAAGCTGGAAGCTCTCGCAGGACGTTGTGTGGGAGAAGCACAACGGGCCCGGATTCGCCACTGACCGATTCCGCCGTGTCCACGAGATCGCCACCCACTGGTACGCGGGCGATTGGGCAGCGGTGCACCATGACCCACCGACCACTAGTACGTCACCAAAGCGGGCGGTGCAGCGTCGCGCGGTCGTCCCCCGGCAGTACGGCGACCGGGCCGCGTCGTCGTACGTCAAAGAGGAGCTCGGCCAGCAGATCATGCGGTCAGTCCTGTTCACCCGGTCCATGCACGGCAGCGCGATCAATGAGACCGAGAAGCCGGTCGGCCTCCTCGAGCCACTGATCGCCTATGGGTGCCCACCAGGTGGAACAGTGCTGGACCCGTTTGCGGGCTCGTCCTCGACACTCGTGGCCGCCCGCAACACCGGACGCAAGGCCATCGGCTACGAGATGCGCGAGTCGCAGTGCGAGGCGGCCGCCAAGCGCCTCTCGCAGGGTGTCCTGGACTTCGGTGGTGCCGCATGACTGCCCGTCGACACCCCTGCCCCGGCGGCTGCGGGCGCATGCCGCTCGTCCGCACCGTCACCTGCGCTGACTGCCGCGCCACGCTGCCCGCCGAGCTGCGGCGCGCCGTCGAAGCCACCGCGGGCAAGCCAGCCGGATCGTCCTCACGGCGCGCGGCCTTCCGCGCTGTGGCCGAGTTCTTCGATCGGAGTCACCGATGAGCACCATGACCGAGGGCGCCGTCGACGTCCTGGAGGTATTGGACTTTGCCCCGGTGTGCGACCACCGCAGGCCTGTTCCCTGCGATGCGGCAGCCACGTGGGCACTGCGGTTCGATCCGTCACCCTGCGAACATCACGCTCACCCATGGCTGACCTGCGACGGGCACATGCGGATACGCGTCCGGCTGCTGGCCGAGGGTGCCATGTGCTCGGAGTGTTGGAAGCACTTGCCTCCTGCCGGGTGCTGGAGGTCGCTGAGATGACCGCGTCGGACATGCTCACACTGCCCGAGCTTGCCGAGCACTTGGGTTGCTCGGTGCGAACGTTGCACCGCCGCCGTACCGCCGCCGGGCCCAGCGCGCCGCACGGCACCCGCATGGGCCGCCGCCTGCACTTCCCCCGCACCGCGGTCGAGTCGTGGGCAGGTGAGCATCTGGTAAGCACCGGCGCACGTTCGGACGGGCTTACTGGGGTGCTGCTCGATCACGTCGTCGAGCCGGGCTCGCCCGAGTGGCTCACGAGGATGTCGGCGAGCAAGATCGCGGCCGTCGTCGGGCTGTCGCCGTACGAATCCCGTTTTTCGCTCTGGCACCACATGGCTGGGCTGATCGACGGTCAACCCGAGAGCGACGAGATGCGCCGAGGGCACTATCTTGAGCCCGCCATCGCCGCGTGGTTCGCCGACCAGCACCCGACGTGGCGCGTCGAGCGGACCGGCACGTGGGTGGCTGCGAATGACGAGTGGCAGGCGGCCAGCCCGGACCGGCTGTGTGTCTCTGACGACTTGCTCACTGTTCCGCTCCAGTGCAAGACCGCAGCCGACACGGACTACTACGGACCGTCCGGCTCGGACGAGATACCACCGGGATATCACGCTCAAGTGACCTGGGAGATGCTCGTCACCGGCGCCCGCGTCTGCTACCTGGCGGTGCTGCTGCCCTACCTCGAATTTCGTGAGTACGTCATCACCTACGACCAGGCCGAGGGTGAGCAGCTCGTCACGGCCGCAGCCGAGTTCATGGCGTCCCTACCCAACGGATCCGCACCGCGCCGGCCGAACCTCGACGACCACGCCGCGACGTTCATGGCCGTCAAGGCGCTTCATCCTGACATTGATCCGATCGAGGTGGAGATCTCCGCCGAAACGGCAAGTGCCTACGTCGCCGCAAAAGCCGCCGCAAAAGCGGCCACCGCCGCCGAGCGGGGTGCAACCACGGCCGTCCTAGACGCGATGGATAGCGCGCAAACCGCCACGAGCTGTGGATTCACGGTGGCGAAGCGCCACCCCGGACGCGGCGAGAACGGAACGCCGTACCTCAAGCAGGCCACGGGCAAGACGGCTATGACCCAGAGGAGTGCCGCATGAAGTGTGCGATCAACGGATGCTCGAAGGTGCATGAGGCGCGGGGTTGGTGCTCCACGCACTACTCGCAATGGCGCAAGACGGGTTCACCTGTTGCCGCCCCGCATACCCCCTCGGCCTGCTCCCAAGAGAACTGCGAAGTGAACGCACGCACTCGGGGCCTATGCCGCATGCACTATGCCCGGCTATGCCGAACGGGTAGGCCAGAAGGGGCACCCCGGTTCACGCTGAAGCAGCGATTGCTGCAGAAATATCTGGTTGATGACCACGGCTGCTGGATCTGGACCGGTACCACCGGACCGACTGGATACGGGCAGATCGGTGTAAGTCGAAATCGGATGAGCTATGCCCATCGCGTCAGTTATGAGATTCACGTCGGGCCCATCCCGGCCGGTCTGCAAATAGACCATCTATGCCGTGTTCGGAATTGCATCAATCCGATGCACCTTGAGCCGGTGACAGGTACCGAGAACGTGCGTCGAGCTTTCCAGGATCACGACCGCTGCCCGCAAGGTCACGACCTAGGTCCAATGCCTACGACAGGCCCCAGGCCGCGATGCAAGCCATGCAAACAGGCATCCGATCGCGCTTACCGTGCCAACCACAAGGAGACAGTATGACCACCACCTCGCAAGCTATCGCGGAGCAAGAGCGTTCCACGGTGAACCTGATCCCCCAGTACCGAGAGGAGTTCTCCGAGGTACTGCCCGACCACGTGAAGGCGGTCACCTTCGTCCGCCTCGCCCAGGCCGCGCTGCGTAAGAGTCCCGACCTCTTGAAAGCTGCGAACAACGACCCCGGCAGCCTGATCTACGCCCTGCGCGAGGCCGCTCGACTCGGCCATGAACCAGGCACCGAGGCGTTCTACCTCGTCCCCATGGGCGGCAAGGTCGAAGGTTGGGAGGGTTATCGCGGGGTCGTGGAACGCATGTACCGCGCCGGTGCCGTCAGCAGTGTGAAGGCCGAGGTCGTCTGCGCCAACGACACGTTTGAGTACGACCCCGCCGAGGACGCCCGTCCGCACCACAAAGTGTCTTGGTTCACCGACCGCGGCGAGATCATCGGCGCGTGGGCGTTCGCCGAGATGAAGGCTGGCGGTACGTCGAAGGTCGTCGTCATCGGCAAGGCAGACATCGACGCCACCATGGCCATGTCTAAGAGCTCCGGCCGTGCCGACTCGCCGTGGCGGAAGTGGCGCAAGTCCATGGTCCTGAAGACCGTGATCCACCGCCTGGAGCCGTTCGTGCCCACCTCATCGGAGTACATCCGCGAGCAGCTGCGCGCCGTCCGCGACGTCCAGAACGAACAGCCCGCTCCGGCGCAGCCCGAGTCAATGAGCGCACCGCAGATCACCGACGTCTCCCACCTGGACGAGGTCGACCCTGACTACCTCGAGGGTGAGCTCGTCGATCAGCCGATGCACCCCGACGACATCGCCGCCAACGCGGCCGCAGGCAAGGAGAACTGACATGACCGAACCCCTCATCGAAGCCAGCCGCGTGAAGTTCGCCGGCATGTCCTCCGACAGCCTCGAAGATCCGCCCAAGCTCGACGAAGCCCGCGTCTACACCGTCGAGGCCACCTGCACCGCCATCACCCGCGAACGCATGAAGGACGGCGAGATGCGCCTGGTCGCCAAGATGCAAGTCGATGAGCTCTGGGAAGGCGCCGGGCCGAAACCTGCCGCCGATGCCGAGCCCGGCCTGTTCGACGAGAGTGACGACGGGAGCTGGGACGAGGACGACACCAGCCACGACACCACGGGGCCATTGCCGCTCAAGTCCGTGGCCGATCCGTTCGGCGGCAAGGGATGAGTGCCCTGACGGCGGATGAGGCACAGCGGGCAGCGGACTGGCTGGAGCGTGGGTTCGATGATGAGCACCCGGTAACTGCCCTTCGTTCCTACGCCGAGAAGATCGACCCACCCGAGACGGTGGAGTCCCTGCGCGAGACATTGCTCGGCGAGCACGACGCATGGGAGCGCACGGAGCGGGCACTAGCTGAGGCCAACACAGAGCTTGTCAAGGTTCGCGCCGAGCGGGATGGTGCCCGTGTCTCGGCGGGCAGGTACCTCGCCGCACTTCAAGAGTCTGAGGAGTTGGCGGCGGCGCTCAGCGAAGCCGCGCACGCGCGCTGGCGCGTGCTGCGCCACGGCCTCGCTGAGCGCGATAAAGCCGAAGCCGAGCGCGACAAGGCCAACGCCGAGCTGGCCCGTCTCCGCGTCCTGATGCGGGCCGCTACCGCCACGCCCCGTGAGCACTGGCTCGGTGGGGATCACTCGAACCAGACGCCGTACCCGGTGGTGCGCGAGTGAACGAGGACTGCGACCACGACTGGGTATCCATCGATGAAGCAGACGGTGTCGCCTACCTCGAGTGCACCAAGTGCTACGAGGAAGAGCAGGAAGCGCTGTGAGCACTCATGGCTGACACCGTGCGATCCATCCGCCCCGGGGCCCTGTGCGCTCGCTGCCTGGACCCCGTCGAGCACCACGGCCGGGTGCTGAACGGTCCACCAGTTGTAGCCGCGTGCTGGACCGGTGCAGAGGGGCAGCAGGTGTGGAGCGAGAAGCGACGGACGTGCCCCTGTGCCGGGTTCGTGGTCGGCGGAGAGGAGCTGCTCGATGCCTGACCCGATGGTCGCCCGCACCGACTACTCCCTCGCCCACCCGGCCAGCACTGGCACGGACGTCCTGGCGCCCGAGCTGGCCACCGTCTCCACGATGCCCGGCGGCAATCTGCTGCGCATCATCCTGGCGGTGGACCGTTGAATGCGCCTCAACAACGGCATGCCGGTCTGGCACGCAAGCATCAGCATCAGCACCCCCGATGGGCGGCGCGTGCACTCGGCTGGAGTGGCAGAGCGCGCCGCTACCCGTGCCCTTATCGGCGTCGGGAGTGACCGTGAATGGTGGATATGGAACAGCGCGAGTGGCGTCGGGCACCTGCGCATTGGACTCACCGAGGATGAGTTCGCTCGCACACCCCACGGCATCGCCACAGTGGACGCTGGCCCGTCCGGACCCGAACGGAAACGGCGGAAGGGGCGAACCTGAATATGCGCATTCGATCGATCAAGCCTGAGTTCTGGACCTCCGAGGACATTGCCTCTGTGACATGGGAGCAGCGCCTACTGTTCATCGGACTCTGGTCCTACGTGGACGACAACGGGGTCGGACGCGACGTGGACCGTCTCATCGCGTCCTCACTATTCCCCCTAGAGGAAGACCCTCGCGAGACCCTCGCGATAGTCTCGCGAGGGTTGCAGTGGCTTTCCGGACAAGGTCTGATCACCCGCTACATGGTGGACGGAAAGCCCTTCCTACACATCGCCGCATGGGACAAGCACCAACGCATCGACAAGCCTAATAAGTCGCGGTACAAGCTTCCTACCTGCGAAAACGCTGTCATTAGCGACACCCTCGCGACACCCTCGCGAGACTCCCTCGCCTGGAGCAGTGGAACAGAGGAGCAGTGGAACAGAGGAGCAGAGGAAGAAGAGACTTCCTCACCGGCTGCGCCGTCGAGGCCGCCCGAGCTCTCCGGCTTCGATGCGTTCTGGGATGAGTACCCACGGCGGGTCGGCAAGCAAGACGCCATCAAGGCATGGCGCCAGGCAGTCAAGCGAACGAATCCAGAGACCATCCTCGCCGGGGCGCTGCGACTGGCCCAAGACCCAAACCGTGAGGAGCAATTCACACCGCACGCCGCGACCTGGCTCAACCGCGGGGGATGGGAAGACGACCCCCTGCCCGAAAGAAACCAAACCTCTCGGCCTCGCCCCTCGACAACCGACGAGCGGGTTGCGGCCGTTCAAGCCCTCAAGAACTCGCCAGAGTCGGCGCGGAAGGCACTGATATGAATCGCACCGACGTCATCGACGTTCTCACCGTTATCGCCGCCGGTGATCGACGAACCGTAGGCGAGGCTGATGTTGCGCTCTGGGCCGGCACTATCGGTGATCTCCACAAGGCTGATGCCATTACCGCAGTCGGTCAGCATTTCCGGACTTCTGAGAAATGGCTGATGCCGGTGCACGTGCGAACCCTGGCAATGGAAATCGCGAAGGATCGCTGGCTGCGCACCAACCCCGACGAACGCAACGAGCTCGGCCAGCTCGACTCCGGCGAGCCGATCAACGAGGCCGCCGCACCAGCCCGAGCGGCCGCCATCGGGCTATTCGCCGGGAATGCCGGCCAGCTCGGCGACCCCTACGACACCTGCATCCACCTGCCCTGCCCGCGCTGCCACGCCGAGCGCGACGCCTACTGCACGAACCCCATCACCGGCCGCTCGGCCCGGTGCCCGTGTCTGCGACGGCTCAGTGCCGCCGAGGTAGCCGCGTGAGCGCCGTGCAGATCACGCGGGCACACGAGCTGCCCGCCACCACGCTGACGGCGCAGCGCAGGCCGTGCGACTCCCATGGCTGCACGGCAACAGCCACGACGGCACTGAGATTTCACAACCAAGCCGGTCACGTGCATGATTGCAACCACCACACCGCCGAGCTCCGCGAGTGGTGTGATGTCGCGGAATCCGTACCGCTGCCCTGCCCCTGGACCCACGGAACCCCCTGGGTAGACGTACCACGGGATCTGGCATGAGCGCTGGGAAGCTCGAATGGACGCGAGAGCGCTACCGCAACGTCGCCGTTGGCTCGCTGTCGTTCACTGCGGAAGAGCTCCGCGACCTCGCCTATCTGTACGGCCCTAGTGACGGCGCGCTCGAGGAATTGCTCGCCTTTGCGGATGAGGTAGACCGTGCTAACGGCGTAGACGGTCGTGCTTTATGAGCTCCGTCGTAATCGGCCTCGACTCGTCGATGACCGCCGCAGGTACCGCCGTCATCGCCCAGCACACCACGCCCACCGTGCGCACCATCGGCAGCAAAGGCCACCGCGCCGACGTCATCGCCCTGCGCTCCACTCGCATCGTCAGACAGGCCGCCGCGGTGCTCGCCTGCGTCGACCCCACCAGCACGCTCGTGGTCATCGAAGGCCCGTCCTACGGCTCGCACACGCCGGACACCTGGGACCGCGCCGGACTGTGGTGGGGCATCGTCGCCGGCTGCCGCTCCCGAGGTGTGCCCGTGGCTGTGTGCGCCCCGCAGACCAGGGCCAAGTGGGCCACCGGCAACGGCCGCGCCGACAAGACGCAGGTGCTCGCCGCCATGCGCAAGCTGTGGCCCGAGGTGACCATCCGCGACGACAACCAAGCCGACGCGCTGGCCTTCGCCAGCATGGGCGCGCAGATGCTCGGCTGGGACGTGCCCGAGCTCGACCACCAACGAGCATGTTTGGCCGCTATCGCGTGGCCGCAGGAGGCCTCCACAGGTGGCTAAGCACCTCAGCTACGACGCCGCGTGCGGCCACCCCAGCGGCGACAACCTGGACCTCTGCACGTCGTGCACCGCGACGCTCGTGAAGGAGCTGCGCGCCGTGCCCGGTGTCGTCGCCGACCTGGCCGTGGCCACAGCGCGGATGGACCGGATGAGCTCCGGGCGCAACGGCGGCCGCAGCAGCGAGGCACCCTTGCCGATGCGCACCGACATCACCCGCCGCCTCGACGCGCTCGGCAACACGCTCACCACCTGGGCCCGTGTGGTCGCCGAGCACGAGCACATCGCCATCGTCGTCAGCGTGCTGCAACGCCTGGTCCTCGACGAGCGCGACGAGACGTACGAGCGCACGCAACCCGACCGGATCTCGCACGGCAAGATCGTCCCCGGCGAAACCGTCACCGTGCTGCGCCACCCCGCCGAGCTGAGCCTGTTGCCCGTCACCAGCGCCGAGGTGTGCGCACTGTGGCTCTCGCGCCAACCCCAGGCACTGCGCTCACTGCCGGCCGCAGTGGAGGCCTACGACACCATCACCGACGTCATCGCCTCCGCACGCATAGCCGTCGACCGCCGAGACCTCGTCTACGCCGGGCCCTGCAAGGCGTGCGGGCACGACCTGTACATCGACCGCGGCATGGACACCTTGCGCTGCTCGTATTGCTCCGCACAGTACGACGCACGCGACGTGAGCAAACTGCTGCTCGAGCAAACCTCCGACGCGCTGTGCACCCGCGAGGAAGCCATGGGTGCTGTGCACGCCTACAAGGGCCAGCGCATCCCCGACAGCACCTGGCGCACCTGGCGGCAACGCGGCCAGCTCACCCCCCGAGCTTGGCAACACGGCGAGCAGATCACCGACCACTGGCTGCACCGCGACGATCCACCTCTGTTCCGTCTGGGCGACGTGCTCGTCCTGCTCGACAAGACACCCCGGCCCAAGCACCGAACCATTTACCGCCAATCAGTGAGAAAGTGAGACGATGACCAAAGTGAGCACCGCACAGGGAGTCATCGACGAGATCGACGCCCTGATCGACGAGCAGATGCGCGGTGGCGAGCCCGAGACGGGCTACGACTTCGATGACCCCGGCTTTCCCGAGTGCCGCTGTGGGCTGAACTGGCACGGGCTGCCCACCTTGGTTTGTCCCGGCTCGGATACCGAGGGGCCGCTTCAGTTGCCTGGTCTGGTATTCGGTCGGTGGCCGGACGTGCCCAGTGGGGGGTCAATATCCATGGCGGGTGACGTGGTGCTCGTCCACGAACACCGCCAATGGCCGACATCCCTTGCAGAGGAATTCCCTGCTCTCGCGCAGGCAGTCGAGCGGACGAGGCAGCAGTTCGTTGAGTCGTGGTCCCGCCTTGTCGAGACTCTGGTATGGGGTCCCGCCCCCCTGGAGTTCGAACGTTTGCACCTGGACCGGTGGGTAGCGAGTCACGACTGGCAAGCGGAGACTCGCGAGGAACCAGAGTTGCCCGATGTGGTGTCAACGACCGCCATCAGGACCACGCTCGAAGACCTGGGTCAGCGCGACATTAGGTACACGACGAACACCCCCTGGGCTAACGACGGCGTCACCCGCTCGCGCAGGCGGGCGCGCCGACCGTAACCCTCGACTTGACATGCAGACTTGACAGGTGGGACGCTGGACTTCTCATCATGCTCACAGATGTCGGGGTATTCCGCCTGTGGGCATGAGTCATCTCTAGCTCGACCGAGGTCGCTCCATGGATGCTGCCGCAGCGCTTGCTAAGGCCCTGATGCTCCGCCCGGGCGACTCCTACGCGATTGTCGTGATCGCCGACCTCGCCGCGGCGGGGTATGTCCTGGTGCACCTGCCGACCACGGAAGAAGCTGAGATGGCGATCCTCCACCAGAATTGGCACGCAGAGCGGCGGCACCGCGAGTGGTTCGACGCACAGGCCGTCCTCGACCTGATCCGAGGGAGGCCGTGATGCTGGACCAAGAGGGGAAGGCGTGATGTATCTCGGCCAGGTCGGCGAAGACCTTGCGAAGGCCATGTACGAGGTGAGGGCGTCGGGGATGCGCGGCGCGGACGCCCTGAGCGTGTTGAAGTCAGCGGCTCTCGGGGCCGACACCGATGAACGCGAGGAGCTGTGATGGACCTCGACGACGACTTGGCCACCATCACTGACTGGTGTGACAACCGAACCGACGAACTGCCCGACTGGGCGATCGCGATCATCAGCATCTTGGAGGCAATCATGAGTGAGCAGGACCAGATCAACGCCGACACCTCAGCCATCAACGACGGGCTGTCGGCGATCGAAGCGGAAGTGGCCGCACTCAAAGCGCAGCCCGCCGCCGCGCAGCTCGACCTGACCAAGCTCGACGCCGTGGTTTCCCGGGTACGGGGTGACGTTGCCGCTCCTGCAGCGCCCGCAGCACCGCCTGCACCGGCACAACAGCCCGCCGGCACGCCCGCGCAGCCAGCACAGGCACCAGCGGCCACACCGGCAGAACCCGCCGCTGCAGCGACCACACCAGTGGCCACCGACGTCAACGGCGCCCCGGTGCAACCACCGGCACCAGGCGACGCCCCCGCACCCGCCAAGTCCCGCTACCTGTACAGCGGCGACACCAGCGCCATCAACTCCGGCGAGTGGCCCAAGGCAGGCACCACCCCAGACGGCGCACAGCTCTACACCTACAGCGGCGACACCGCCCCCGGTGACGCCAAGGGCGCAGGCGGCGGCTGGACTCTCTACGCCGGGCCGGTGCAGCCACAGCCACCGGCACCAGGCGAAGCACCCGTACCGGTACAGCAGGCACCGGCCGTCAACGGTGGCATCGGTGGCGCAACCACTCCGCCGTCGCAGTCAGCACCGCCGCAGGTGCCATCGGCACCACCTGCCACCCAGTAAGGCGCACCGATGCCCAGAGGTGGGGGGCACAAGGGGGTTGTGTTCTCCGCTGTGGCCCGCGAGCACATGTCCGCGGCACGGCGCGGCAAACACCACGCGCACAAGGGTGCCCATGTGCATCACGTCAGCCACGGGGCCCACGTGCACCACGCACCGCATCACCGCCGGGGCGGTAATCACGGCAACCACAGGCACAAGGGGCACTAGCGCAAATCAGCTTGGAGGTATCCATGACCGACCAGATTCCCAGCGTTGGACGCATTGTCCACTACGTCTCTTACGGCACCCCTGGTGGCGAGTACGCCAGCCAATGCCGAGCTGCGATCATCACCGACGTGAGGATTCCCGACTTCGGCACGGGGGTGAGCAGCAACGTAGGCCTGGCCGTGCTCAACCCGTCTGGGATGTTCTTCAACGACGCCGACCAGGATCAGCTACCCCCAGCCGACAGGATCATGCCGGGCGAACGTGTCCAGCACCACGGCGGCACTTGGCACTGGCCCGAGAAGGTCTGAGCAACTCCAGTGAGCAACGCCTACACCCGGTTCAACGAGCGGGCCGCCGCGAAGATCAGTGACGCGGTGGGAACCATGACCACCGCGTATGTCTTCGCCGTCCTCGCGTTCGTGGGCGGATTCCCTGGCCTACTGCCCGACACGGCCCAGAAGTACGCACTGTGGGGATCGACAGTGTTCCTGCAGTTGGTCCTGCTGTCCATCCTCGGCGCCTCCACGAAACGCAACAGGGCAGCGGTGGAGAACGTGCACGCCGCCGTCTCGGTGGAGCATGCGAAACAGCACCTGTTCCGGCGCAGCATCCGCGACCACAACGGCATCCCGCACCCTGAGGTCTCGCTCAAATCTGAGAACCCCCCGGGGGGGCTAGCGGACTGAGCGGGCACCAAGCCACCTGGAAGCCAACCCCGAACTAGCGAACCGGCGAACCGGCGAACCGCCTAGGCCGAAACCGCAACCCATCAAGGCGGAAACCCCATGGCAGGCAGGCGCCGCACCCCCTACGCCCTGACCACCACCCAACGTGGCCTCGGCTCGGCACACCAGAAGCGGGTTGCCTACCTCAAGGACAGGCACCTACCGGGCACACCATGCCGACGATGCGGCTACCCCATGTGGGACACGGCCACCCTCGACGGTGGGCACGCTGACGGCCACGAGCGGGCACGTGGTGGTGGTGCCCTGCCCGACGCGCTGGAGCACCGGCACTGCAACCGCTCTGCTGGTGCCACCTACGGCCACACACTGAGGGCAGCCAAGCGGCAGGTGGCGGCACCCCTGCCCACCAGCAGGCGGTGGTGAGCACGTGCTGTCGGACAGACACGGGTGCTGACCGACAGTGCAGGCAGGGCAAGGCAAGGCGACCAACCAGGCCAACCACCCGGGCACCCGCCGCCGGTACCCGCCGCCGGCACCTGCCAGCCAACCGGGTACCCGGCAACTTGACCGTCGCGTTCCATGCATAAATATCCAGAGCAACGGTGAGACGGCTCAACTTGGCCATCGCTTTGGTTTTTGGAACGCGACGCTGCTCTTGACCGCACGCAGCAGCCCATTTCCTACAGAGAACCATTTCAAACCGGCCGGAACCACCTACGGGGTGGGCGTGAACCAACATAATATGCACTATGACCTGCTAATATGCAGGCAAGACCCCCGCGCCAGTTGGTGCTGGCCGGGGGCGTGGCCCACCTGACAAGAGGTGAACGAAGATGATCGTAGTTGAGACCAAGACTTGCACGGTGTGCGGCGAGCAGAAGGCGATCGCAGAGTTCGGCATCGACCGCACGAGCAAGGCCGGGTATAAGCATCGTTGCAAGCTGTGTGCTCGGGTCTGGGCGCGGGAATGCTACCTCCGCAAGCATCCCGAGGCGCGGTCTCACGAAGAGCGAAGGCGCTCGCCGGGCATGTCCAGCCGCCAAAGGTCTCGGCGCCGCCTGCATGAACCTCGGCTGTGTCGTGATTGCGGCGTGGAGGTTGCGCGGCCGAAGTGGTTGTGCCCCGAATGCAAGGTCGCAGTCCTGGTGCAACATGGGCGGCGAGTTAGTCGCGAGGGGTACTACAGACGGGCTCAGCGGACGGGCGTCGAGTACGTCTACATCGAACGCCGAAAGGTCTGCGAGCGAGACGGATGGCGTTGCGGGATTTGTCACCGCCAGATCGATCCGACGCTCGCCTACCCGCACCTACGGTTCGCAAGCCTGGACCACATCGTGCCGATCTCGCGGGGCGGTTCGCACGCCCTCCTGAATGTCCAGGCGGCCCACTGGGGTTGCAACCGGGCTAAGGGCGCGAAGTTCGATGGGCAACTGATGTTGATGTAGAGGGGGCCTGTCGTGGATGACGCCTCGCGCCTGATGAAACCTTCGAGGTTGGGCGTCCGTGGCCGGGCGCTGTGGTCGGAACTTTCGACTGGCAGGACCTTCGATGGCGCCACTGCGGTGCTCGTCGCCGAGGCGTGCCGGATCGCTGACCGGCTGGAACGGCTGGACGGGATTCTGCGCAGCAAATCGAACGTCTGGATGACCTTGGCCGAGGAAGCCGACGACATGGGCGCTGTGTCGATTGTGATGGCACCGGGGCTGGCCGAGGTGAGACAGCAGGCTCTCGCCCTGCGCACGATTTTGGCCCAATTAGGGGTCGGCAAGCTCGGCGACGTGAAATCCGAGGAGGTGTCGATTCTTGACCAGCTTGCAGCAGCTCGAAAGGCCAAGAGTGACGCCGCCCGGGCATCAGACCCCACGCATTCTGACGGCGCCGGAGGGGGATAGCCCCGAGGCCGAGGCGGCCGCGCAGGTAGCGGCCATGGGGGGCATCAAGCTTCACCCGTGGCAGCGGTTGGTGCTGGATACCGCACTGCGGGAGGACTCGGACGCCCGGTGGGCTGCTACCGAGGTCGCCGTGGTGGTGCCCAGACAAAACGGAAAAGGAGAAATCCTGATCGCCCGCGAGCTCGCGGGCCTGTATGTACTCGGTGAGCATCTGATTCTGCATTCTGCCCACGAGTTCAAGACCGCCTCAGACGGGTACACCCGGCTCCTTGAGGCCATCGAATCGAGTCCGGAGCTCGACTCGAAGGTCGCCAAAAAGCTCGGCGGCCACGGCAATGAGATGATCAAGCTCAAGAACGGCAACCGGATCCAGTTCATTGCCCGCACGCAAGGTTCAGGCCGCGGCTTCACTGCCGATCTGGTGATTCTGGATGAGGCTTACAACCTCACCGAGGGTCAGATGTCCGCATTGTTGCCGACGATGGCCGCCGTGGATAACCCGCAACTGTGGTACACGTCGAGCGCGGTCAACGCCGAAGAACACCCCAACGGGTTGGTTCTCACCCGGACCCGCAACCGTGGGATCAGAGGCACTGACGGGCTGGCCTACATGGAGTGGTCGCCGGCAGATGACGCGGACCCGCTGGATCGTGAAGTGTGGGCGCAAGCCAATCCAGCCCTCGGTCGGAATGTGACGGTGGCGGGCATGGTCCGCGACCAAGGCGCCATGTCACAGAAGACGTTCGCGGTGGAGCGCCTGGGCATCGGCGACTGGCCCGCGGAGATGGGTTCGGATCGGGTCATCTCGGCTGCGGAGTGGGATGCGCAGCTGGATGCGGATTCGATCATCGACGGGCGGATGGTGTTCGCCGTCGACCTGTCCCCTGATCGGACATCGGCTGCCATCTCGGTTGCGGGGAAACGCGCAGCTGGCGACCTTCACGTCGAGGTCACCGAGCAGGGCCGCGGTTCGTCGTGGATCGTGCCCCGACTGGTGGAGCTGAAGCGGCAGTGGAGCCCCCTGGCCATCGTGGTGGACCCCGGGTCCCCAGCTGGCGCGTTGCTCCCCGAGCTCGCGCAGGCCGGCATCGAGCCGATGTTGACGGCGACCCGCGATGTGGTGCAGGGCTGCGGGGCATTCTACGACGGCGTGATGGCCCGCAAGGTATGGCACATCGGGCAAGGGCCGCTGGACCAAGCGGTGGCCGGGGCAAAGAAACGGGACCTGTCAGGAGCGTGGGCATGGGACCGCAAGAACTTCATGACCGACCTAACCCCACTGGTTTCGGTGACGCTCGCACTCTGGGGGTACTCGGTGAAAGCGTCCGAGGTCAAAGACGTCGCGGCTTCCGTGTGGTGAGGCGGGTCAAAGAGGGAGCCGCCACGGTGTTGGTGGCGTTCCTGGCCTTCTTCGTCCTCCGTGGCCGGGTTGCCCTCGCGATGGTGGCGTGCGCGCTGATCACCGCCGGGGTGGCGCTGTGGTCCGTCCCGGCCGCCCTGATCACCGCTGGTGCCCTGTTACTCGTCGACCGACTGACTGACCCGAGGAGGTAACCCGGTGGGAATCCTCTTCGGTGGTGGTGTTCGTGAGAAGCGCGCCGCAGGTGGGTGGACCGGCGAGCCGATCATCTCCCCGATCCGCGGCACCGACGTCAACGGTGCGACGAACGTGGCGAGCAACCCGGACCAGGCCCTGCAGGTGTCCACCGTGTGGTCGTGCGTGAGCCTGTTGGCCCGAAGTGTGTCGATGCTGCCGTTGGAAACGTTCCGGATGCAGGCCGACATTCCGATGAGGTTCACGAGTCCGAAGCTGATCACCGCACCGCAGCCGACGATGACGCAGTCTGAGTGGTTGCACATGCTGATGGTCTCGGCCACCATGCGAGGCAACGTGTTCGGTGAGATCACCGACCGTGATGGCAACGGCAACGCCACGCAGATCAGTATCCTCACCCCGGACGCGGTCAACGCGGACCCGGACCCCAACACGGGCGACCTGGTCTACAAGTACGGCACGAAGCAGCGGGTGATCCCGCCGCAGAACATGTGGCACATGCGGGGTTTCACCCTGCCGGGCAAAAAGGTCGGCCTATCGCCGATCTCCTACGCCGCGGCCACCATCGACATCGACATCAGTTCGAGGAAGTTCGCCGGAGACTTCTTCCACGGCGGCGGGATTCCGAAGGCGGTCCTGACATCGGACCAGGAGATCAACCAGACGCAGGCCACTACCATCAAGGAGCGTCTGCTCGCGGCCACCCGCAACCGGGAGCCGATCGTGCTCGGCGCCGGTCTCGGTTACCACGCGCTGGGGGTGACCCCGAACGAGTCGCAGTTCTTGGAGACGCAGCGCGCGAACGTGTCGCAGATCGCCCGGTATTTCGGGGTGCCACCGGAGATGGTCGGCGGGTCCGCCGGCGGGTCGATGACCTACGCGAGCGTGGAGATGCGTTCGATCGAGTTCCT